AGGCCCTCTCGCACCTCCTGCGCGGTGTCCCTGCCGAGCGTGGTGTCCGGCAGGGACATTGCGAATCGTAACCCCTCCGGACTGTCTGACAGTTCTAGCGTTTGTTTCGACCGACGGGCCAGCTTCTTGCCCGAGTCGTGTTCCACGTCGCCGAACACGTCCCGGGTGCCCGTGAGCGTATCGGCGAAGGCACCCGGCGAAAACATCTCGCGGAAGCCGCCCAGGTCTTCCGACGTTTGGCTGTAGGGCACGGCCAACCCGCTGATGCGTGGCTTCCCATCCACTTCCTCTACCCGCAATTCCTGCTTGTCGTGGCAGACAAGGCGTTTTTCAAGTTCCATTCTATTCCCCTTTCGTGAGTTGATTTACGATTTCTTCGGCCGTCGGCCACTTGCCGACTTCGGTTGATACTCGGTCGGTCAGTTCTTTCGCTGTCGTGTGGCCGGTCAGGTCGAGTAGCGACTCAAACACGATCGAACACCGATTCTCCCACACGGCCGGCGAATCGTTCACATGCACGTTCAGCGACTTCACGGCCCGCATTGCGGGGATAAGCCCATCGGCCCACTTGCGGGGCCAGTGTTTGCGATATTCCTCCAGCCACGGAATAAACGAGTCCGCACGCATGGCCGCCTTGCGGATCGTTCCCGCCTCCTTGTCAATCATTCGATCCACGGCCTGAACCAATGCCGTCCGCGCCGCCGCTTCAATCGTTCCGTCCACGTCGCCCTCCTCCGTCGGATCGTCTGGATTTTCGGCCGGTGCCTGTGGTATCATCGGCGCCGGTTCCGGTGTTGGCTCGGTCAGTTTTTTCGCCGCCTGCATATTCGACGGCACCATGTAAACGTCGCCATCCTCGCCCATGCTGTTGAGGTTCTCGCGCTGCCGTACTTGGTTGCGATTCAACCATCCCCACTGGATGCCCTTCGCGTAGGCGGCATAGCGTGCAGCGATGTTGCCGCGCAAGAGCCCATCGACGTTGTGCTCGAAGAATAGCCGCTCTGCTTCTGTCGGGGTCAATAGCTGCCGATCGGCCTCTTGCTCTACCATCTCCAACCACGGTAGCAGTCCCTCGTACCATTCGAGTTGCTGCTCCTCGATATTCGAGAACGTCGCCCGCTCCAAGTCCATTAGTTTGTGAGGAGGCACGCCAAACCATCGAGCCACCTCCGTCACGTAAAACTTTCGGCTCTCAAGGAACTGTGCATCGTTCAGCGGCATCCCAAGCGTTTTGGCCTCCATGCCGTTCTGTAGCACCGCCATTTTTCGCTTTGATCCGCCGTGCGACTTCTCCCAGTTCTTGCGGAACTCCTCGCCATCGACACGGCCTGGGGCGGTAATCACAAAATACGGTTGGGCACCGCCAGCGTAGAATCCCGACCCAAACTGCTGAGCCGCCAGCGACTCGCCAAGTTGCTCCTGCGCATGGGCACGGCCGATGATCGACTCCCCGTCATGCGTGGTCAATTCCATGACCTCGTGGCCCATAAGCGTCTGTGTGTTCGATGCAAACGGCGGGCGCGGAAACATGTCCGTATTTTGTACGCGGCTCACGTCGTACATAAGCCCGCCGGCTAATCGCGACCTGCCAACGTCTCCCGTCCGCATTGGCCACAGTCCGACAACCTGCCCGCGTCCGTCGCGCTCAATGTAAGTGTAATGTCGCCCGTAGAGTAGTGTGTAGAGAATCGTGGACTGTCGATAAAAGAAGGCCGTCATTTCGGGATTAGGCCGACTGTGCAACAACCGAAATGCCGGATGCTTGCGAGCCGGTTCCTTGTCGCCCTTCTCGTTGACTCGCTCGTACACCATGAGGGGTAGACTTGCAATCGTCGAGGAAATCAGTGTGATGGCCCGGTAGACCGCCGACAGCGTTTGGGCACCCTCGACCGTTACTTCGACGCCGGCCGACGTTGTTGACGATGCGCCAAACACTCGGTTTAGCGTAGAGTCCTGCCCAACGCCCGCGCCGGTTATAACCTTCACCGTGCGCGGCTCCAGTCCGAATATCTTTGAAAGCATGATTAGCTCCACTGGTGAAAGAGTCCGACCAACAATAAACAGCCAACGACAATCAATGCCGCCGCCGGATGCAACCACCAACAGCCGACGCCAATTGATGCCAACGCTGCCACGGCGATCACGTCTCGTACAATCTCAGCCACGTTTTACTCCGATCACAAGTAGACTATTGTCCCCGCAATGCTCTGCTGCATCAACATGGAATCCGGCCGCCCTAATCTCCATGTCAATTTTGAGGTAGTGGCCGACCCTCACTGGGCCGTCATCAGCCAGGCCGAACGTCCATAGATGTGGCTCCTGTGCCGGGTTCTCGTAGCCACCAGCACGCCACCTATCACATGTCCACGCCGGTACGTGAGCAATTAGATAACCGTCCGGTTCCATCATCGCGTACATGGCTCGCAGGATACCGCGAACGTCTTTGCAATGTTCTAGTGTGTGACTCGTGAAAATCACATCGACCTTGCCTTGTACGTTATCCAGCGACTTACACTCCGCCTTCAGATCCACGACGGTTGCCCCCAGCCCAAGCGGACCATCCGCCCCGCCAAAGTCCACGACACGTTTCCCAGCACATAGCCGCAAGATGTCGAGTTTGTGTCGGTCGATTCCCTGCCATCGCCACACACCGAGCGCGGCCCGTGCCTCTGGGCTATGGCGCAGTCGCCATGATTCCGTTCTGTTTTTGGCGTCGTTAAGATACATGCACGGCCTCCAGTACGTCGGACGGATACAGAGTCACGTCGGCCGGCAACGCACGCCGAGCCATCTTGCCGAGAATCATATCACGTTGCATCCAGCCAACCCCCGTCCCCGGCGACTTCAAACACACGTCCGACTCTGTTATCACTTCGCCAGGCCGTATGGCGCGAACCGTGACGAGTGACCGGCCCAGCTTCGATCGTGCTAGTGCGTAGGCTTCCGCGAATCGTTCGACCGTGTGGGCTTGCATCATCGCTTCCACCTCGCGGATTTTCGCAACCTGCCGCCGCAGTCCGTCCGGCTCCAGGCTGCCCGCGTGGTCCGTCCCCTTCATTGCACGCGAAAGCGTAATATGCTTTTCGACGACGCACGCACCGAGGGCCACGCCGCAGATGCCAGCAGTGATCCCCGCCGTGTGATCGCTCAGCCCTACCAGCACGTCGTGTTGTTCCCGCCACTCCGGTATCCGCCGCAGGTAGACATGCTCATTAGGTGTTGGGTATTCGGATGTGCAAACCATGAGGACTAGACGGTCGTGGTGGTTTAGTATCGTGGCCTTCGCCGCCCGAATCTCGGCGTCCGTCGCCATGCCAGCGGATAGCATGATCGGCTTGCCGAGACGTGCCACGTAATCCAATAGCGGCAGATTGTTGAGGTCACGGCTTGCGATCTTGTAGAGCGGCGGATTGATCGCGGCCTCAATGTCGTCCACGCTTTGCCGGTCGCACGCCGTTGCAAACAGAACTTCCGGCCACTGGTTATATCGCATCCGGTCTTTGAGGTGTGCGTATTCGGCCGCCGTCAACTCCAACGCCTCGCGGTGCTCGCCGTAGGTCGTGCCAAACGACTGCTGCCCGGTGTAGGGTTTGCGGTATTCGGCCGCCGTCAACTCGCTTGGGATGTGCCGCTTGCATAGTTTCACCGCGTCAACACCCGCGTCGTGTGCCGCTTTCAGTAGCCGCGTGGCCGTGTAGGCATCGCCATTGTGGTTCTGCCCAATCTCAGCCACCACAAAGCACGGGTGCCCGTCGCCGATGGCTCGGTTCGGTGTAATTTCTAGCTGCATACAAGCTCCTATACGTTGCTTACTATTGTGATTGTCGGAGTAATATTTACGCCAGCATTCAAGACGTAGGAAAAAACTCCCTTTTGTTTCACTCCATCTAAAAATATATTGTTTCCTTCGATAACCAGTCTATTTACCGCAACTGAAACATGCTCGACTTTGTGAACTTTCGTAACTAGGTTCACTGTCACTTCGCTTAGTTTAGCCATGAATCAGCTCCTCTTCGATTCGCAAAAGGTCCGCCTCGGTATCGACTGCGTAGCTCTGACCGTCGTACCACTCAGGCATCGGCATGAGCCGGCATGAGAAACGATCAGGATGCTGGTAAATGTATTGCGTCACATGCTCACGTTCCGGCGCTGTTGCATAAAGTACATAGTCAGCACGTCGCAACGCACCCGCCTTGACAACCTCACAGATGAGGCCGGTTGGCTTGAGCACCGCCGCCGAGCCATCAATGCCATAACCCGTGTAGTCGGCCCCACACTCCACCGCCTCCGTAATCAGTTCGTCGGCCGCCATTGCGTCAAGTAATGGAGAATCACCGCACACGCGGACAATCAGGTCGCTATCTAATAACTGCTCGCTCTCCATGCACGCGACAAACCGGCCAAGTACGTTCTCTTCACGGTTGCGGTAGCCGATAAACCACGGCGCAAATATCCCTTCACAGTGGGCGGCAATCGCGCCGCCGCCGTGCATGGCAGTTGCAACGATAAGCCGATCCACGGATCGCATCTCCCGCACCCGATCGACGACGTGAGCGAGTACGCTCTTTCCGGCCACCGTCCTGAGTGCCTTGCCGGGGAGCCGCGTACTATTCAGCCTTGATTGAATGATTGCAGTTATCACCTACCACTCCACTGTGAGAACTTCCGCCGTCGCCTCTTGCGGGGCTACCATCGCTCGCCCGAGGCCCATAATCAAAGCGACCACGCCGTCAATCTTTTCGCCGCTCGTCTTCTTGTCGGGTTTGACGTTTCCGGCCGGATCGGTTTTGCCGGATGCGTTCGACGCCATCCACCGCAACACCGGGTGGCCACCATGCCGCAACCTACCGTCCAATAACAACCGAAGCAGGAACTTGGTTGGCTCGTTCATACTGAGCATTCCCTGCCGAAACTCCACCATTTGAAACCCGTCCTCCTCGCCCAGTTCCGTGGCTAAGTGCGTGGCGTTGTAGGGGTCGTAGGGTATCTCTTGGATGTCATACTCCTTGCCGAGTTCGTTGATTCGCTTACGGATCGCTCGATAGTCGATGCTGTTGTCGGCGGTCAGTTCAATCAGTCCAGCCCTTGCCCATTCCGTGTAGGAGGCCCGGTGTAGCCGCTCACGTTTCTCGGCTCCGTCGCGCGGACACCAAAAGAACGGCAGGCAATGATAGAGCCCACTGTCGTCCTCCGGCGGAAACGTGAGCACCAACGCCGCAAGGTCGTTTACCGTGGCAAGGTCCAGCCCCGCATAACACCGCCGGCCACGCAGTATCTCGGCGTCGAAGGCTTCGCCGCAATCGTCCCACTGGTCCATAGGAATCATGCGGTCGCATTGTTCCGTTCTGATGTTCAGGTGGAGCCGCTTGAAAAGGTTCTCCAGTGCCGGGTTATCTTTGGCTCGCTTGCACTCATCCACAAGGTACTCTTCCGACACAGAGACGCCAAGGTTGGGATTTGCTTTAGCCCATGTGTCGCGGATCGTCCAGTCGTCCTCCTTGCTCGCCTCGTAAACGACGGGCAAGAACCGAACGTCATCCACCGTACCGTCTCGCACGCTGCAAGCGTAGCCGTGCATCTCGTTGCAAATCGACCCTTCCCGCTCGTAGTCGCTCGTGGTGGCGTACACCATGAGCGGTTGCGGTTTGTTGGCCGACGCCATCGACGTGCGGAGTGTGTCCACGAGGTCGCGCCCCGGCTGTTCGTGCAACTCGTCCACGACTGCCACGTTCAGGTTCTTGCCGTGCTTTCCGACCGATACGTCGCCCGATATGATCTTAAGGAATGACGTGTCGGTATTTCTGACAATGGATTGTGACTGTCCGCCCGGTGCGTTGCCTCCGAATACGCGGCACATGGCATCGAGCGTCGGCTCCTGCTCGACCATCCCGCGGCAGTGACGAAACAGTAGACTCGCTTGCTCGCGGGTCGACGCCGCAATGTAGTTTTGCTGGCCCTTCTCTGGGTCGCAGAACAAACAATACAAGCCGATCCCAGCACATAGCGGCGTCTTGCCGTTCTTTCTCGGTACGAATATGAGCGACTGCCGATAGCGTCTGACCTCGCGGCCCTTGTCGTCTCGCCACTTCCAGCCAAACAGGTTGGCGACAATCGCCTTTTGCCACGGCTCCAGCACAAACGGCTCGCCGGCTAATGATCCCTCGATGTGCTGTAGGCACTCGGGAAAGAAATCAATCGCAAGCTGTGCGGAGTCAGCATCGAACCAGCAACCCTTCGACGCCGTGGCGAACGGGTCGTAGCCGGGTATCAGCCGCGCCGTTCGCTGGAGGTCCATGTTGATGGTTGCTGTTGCTGTCAAGTTACTCCCTCTATCCTCGGCTCTAGCCCGCAGTCCTTCGCCCGCTGTAGTATCACCGCCACATAGGCGGGGCTGATCTCCATTCCATAGCAGATGCGGGAAAGCTGCTCGGCTGCTATTAGCGTCGTGCCCGATCCAAGGAAAGGGTCGAAAATCGTTTCATCAGGCCGTGAGCCGTCCCGCACGGCTGTTGCCCACAAGGAAATGGGCTTCATCGTTGGGTGTTCACGGCTCGCTTTTGGCCGGTCGTGTTGCCATAGTGTCGTCCGCGTGCGGTCGCTGTTTTTGTGTCGGTTGCCCGGCACCCACCCAAATAGAATTGGCTCGTGCTGGTAATGATATTCACTGTGCCCGAGGACCATGCTATCTTTCGCCCACACCATGATCTGCCGAAGAATACCTCGGCGATTCCAGTCTGCTGCAAAGAGGAGATGCAACGGTCCCGGCGAGACCGTTGCATACCAATAGGCACCCGGTCGGCAGTTTGCCTCAGCGAGATCAAAGGCTGCCGCGATGAGTTTGGCGAGATCACCCTCGTTCAAATCGTCACCTTCGATCTCCAGGGCATCCTTGGTCTTGCCGACATAAGCTACCCCGTAAGGAGGATCACTGAGAACCATATCCGCTTTCGCCTCTCCCATCAGCCGCCCCACGTCCTCCTTGCTTGTCGAATCCCCGCACATCACACGATGAACACCCGCCTGGCCGGGTATCTCCCACACCTGCCCGGCCTCGGTGCCCCACTCCTTTTGCAGTTCCGCCGCCCGGTCGATCTGCGGCTCGGCGTCGGCAGCCGGGATTTCCTCCCCACCCATCCCATGTTCGGCTGCCATCTCGTCGAGCATCGCCTGCACGCCCTCATTATCCGTTTGGATTTCCGCAAGCAGGCTTTCCAACGCCGACTCATTCGCCTCGGCCATTGCCGCCAGCGGATCCAAAACCGTCATCAGCTTCAGGGCTTCGTCCTGATCGAGGTCCAGAACCAGCACGGGCACAATCTGATCCGGGTCCAGCTCCTGCCGAGCGTGGCCGTCAATTAGCTCCAGGTCGCCGCATGGTAGCTCCCTGGCCAACAGGGCATCGGCATAGCCTATCTCGGCAATGATGCCACGTAGGGCGTCCACCTGGGCCTGCGGGTGCGTTCGCCAGTTGCGGGGGTTTGGTGTCAGGTCGCCAGCCCGGACGCGACGCAGCTCCTTGATTCTGTCTCTGATTTTCATTTACCCTGCCACCTTTGCGAAGAATCGACCCTTGCCGGCCGTGTCTGGCGCCGCCGGTATGTCCACTTCAATCCGAGTCCGGGCCGACGGCGTCAATCCGAACTCCTGCTCCAGTCGCAACAACACAACGCTCATCTGGTTCAGCACCGCAACCTGGGGCCACGGCATGAAACATCGCAACTCCCCGTTCTTGTCTTTCAGCGGATACGTCTCACCGTGCTTGTCCACGAACACCGCAGCTTGCCGCCACCGAACAAACCCGTGGCAATACCTCGCCAGTGCGTTCGCGTCAGGGAGTCGGCCTACCCCCATGTCCGCTAACTGCTCACTGATCTGCCTCCATACTTCCTGCGCCGAATCATTCAGCCAGGCCGGCGGATCGCCCATTACACCGGTCGCTTGCGGTTCTGCCGCCCGCGTTTTAGCGAGCCAGGATCCGCGAGCTTCCAAAATTGCCGTCGGCGTTGGTGCCGGTCCACGCCTCATGGGGTATCCCCCTATATCAAAACCCTTGAAAAAATGTGCAACTC